ATGCTGTCGTCGTCAGTTTTGAGTACGTTGTGGCAACGCTTCCCAAGGCTTCAGGTGCGATTAGTTCGGCTTTGGACCATCTACCGCACCCTGAGAGGCTTCCGGTCGCTTGTGGGACGCGTCAGCGTCATAAACCTTCACAACCTGCGGAACGGCGTCCATGATCGCATCCACCGGGAGCGAAAGCGCACAGGTCACGATGACGTGGCCTGGAGCCGTGTCCGCCCCGCCGCCGCGTACTCGCGCCACAAGTCCCGTTTCCTTCAGATCCGCGATGAAGCCGAAGATTGCCGACTCCGGCAACTGCACCGCAACCTTGTCGCCTACCGCCAACTTGTTCCCAATCCGGTCTTTCATGCATCCTCCGCTTCACTACGATACCCCATTGCTGAGCCGCTAGGGTGGGTACAAGGCGTTGCCGACGCTTAGGTTAGGGCTGAGTACCCCAAAACTCTCCGCAGCACGTTGTTGCTGTTGCGTTTCGGTTTTATCCTCGTCGCCCGGCTTCACCGACTAACGGTAAGGTTTCTAAGAGACTAACGGCTTAACTACCGGCTTCTTATTAACGGCAGGGCGATTATGCGTGGAAAACAGGGCGATTATGCGTGGGAAATTCAAAAACCCGCAATTTCATTGACAGGGCGATTATGCGTGGAAAAAAGGCGATATCCACAGGATATATGTGGAAAACTCCCCAGCCTAGTGATTATGCGTGGGGAGTTCAGGGCTTTTATGCGTGACTTATGTAAATAAATCAATTACTTAGGAGTTCTATCCAAGGCGATTATGCGTGGTTTTATGTTGATTGTTTTGACCGCTCTGCGCCGTTCGTTGGCTGGCATGTATGGATCATCAAAAGCGACTGGCTCCGGCATCGGTTCAGGGAACACAAGCGGCTGTTGCGTAGGTTCAGAGAACCCTTTCCAGTAGCGTTGCTTGACCGCCAACTTTGAGTGTCCAAGGTTCCATCCCCCCGTAACCTCATCCATTTTCAAATCGCGGTAGATATAGAGTTTTAGGTGTCGAAGAGACGAGCGAAATTCCTTTTTGAAATCGTCAATATTTCCGAACCCCTTACCAAATTGATCCTTCATTGCACCCCAAGAGATGAATTTAGGTTTAGTGCCAGCACCGATGGTGAAAACCCGTCGCGTCACCCAGGAATAAATATCGTGCTCCATAGCGCCTTCAATTTGCATCATCGCGTCCATGTCGATTGGTGCAGCTCCACCCTCGGCGCAAATACTATCGCGGTAAGGAGCCGACACAATGAGCGACGTTGGCCACCAGTCTTGACCGTCACCGAAGTAAACGCCGCAACGTTCTATCATCGGAGCCGGATTGTACATCTCCCCAATTTTTCCGGCGATCATGTAATAGCGATAGGTCGCGCAATTCATCCGCATAAATTGAACCTTGGCCCTAGCGATGTTCCCAGTCTTACCCCCAGTCATATTGATATTTCCAAGCTGTTTGCGAAAGAACGGCGTGAATCCCATACCGATGTAAATTTGTCGTTCTCCTCCACTTCGGAGGATCAACGTGTTTATCACAGCTTGCATTCGACGCGGCCAGATCCCGAATGGATAACCCTGTAACACAAATTCGTTAGTCTCAGGGTGAATAGCGTGACCATTACGGCAGGTAAAAATCAGCTTGCCATCTCTGCGTTCCCACAGATCAATATTGCCGGGATCACGAGTGGGAAGACCGCAGGATGTATGCCAGTAGTGATTGAAACCGATGCGCGGATTGTCGAGAACTTCACGCCCCCACAACTGCTCTATGCGGTCATACATCTCCTGATCCGGCGTACCGAGAGGCGATGGTGCGGGTTGATCGAAAATCGACATCACTCCTCTTTTCTGGAACAGCTATAGGTTCGCATAGTTCGTTTTCATGTGTTGATAGCGGTCGCACTCAACTAATGAAAGCGTTGTCGTTATACGCATCATTAAATCTTCGTCAGGCTGCTCTATAGAACTAGCAGCCCCGACGAAGAAACATAATTCAAACAGCCTCAAAAGATGCAGATTGTTTTTGGGAACAAACTCTTTCTCAAAAGCATCAAACTCGGCGCAAATTTGAGGATACGACCGACGAACCCTAGGCATCATCATCCTCCCCAGGCTCTTTCAATTCAGAGAGACTATCAACTACGACCGCAGGGCCGACAATCGGATCGACGCGGCCATGCTGATAGATGCGTGTTGCCATAACATTTAGCGGCAACATCGGCGTAACAACCTTGCCCAGTTCGTTGACGATCATAATTCGACCGTCGATGGTGCAACACTGTTCGATGTAGCCGCCGACTAGCCCCTGCAACTCCGGCAGCGTCCAGTGGACGCCGTTGGCCGGAGCGACAGGGACAATGGTTCCGTCTGTTCTGTAGAGCGATGAAGACATTTTATCTCTTCCCTTTCTCAAGTTTGGTGATGCGTTTATTGTGATCCGCACCGATGAGACGAACGAATTTACCTAAACGGTCAAGTTCTTTCTCGGTCTGCAACTGCATACGCGCGACCAATTCGAGAGTGTGCGTGATAGCTTCCAATCTTTCGTCGATGGTCGCCATTTATTCAACCTCCTCCGGCTGGGGTGCGGTCAGATCGATTACAAGTTCCGTGATGCGCGAAGCGGATTCGATGCCGAGTCCCTTCAGATGGCCAAGGTAGAAAAAAAGTTCGGCGCGCGGATCAGTGGTTTTAGGGATTAGAGTTCCATTGACTTGAGTGCTTGCTTTAGGAGCTGGCTTTGCCATTCTTCGTTGTCCTCTTCTTTTTGAGTGCTACGGTTGCGGCTTCGCGGAGAGTTGCGACAACCCAGGAGTTTATCGACATACCAGCCTTATCCGCTGCCATGCGAACATCGTTGTTATCGTCTACGTTCATGCGAATGGACTGAACAATATAGCCTTCAGTTCTCAGGCTCACTTGCCCCGTCCCATGTCCTGCTTTTTTAGGTGCGGTTCGATGATTCATAATGTTATAGTTATTCAAGAATATGGTTATGTCAAACGAAATCGAAGACGTGGTTTGCTTTACGGTTCCCTACCTCACGCCACCGAGCGGGAATCACTACAAAAAGCCGACCATGTACACAGGCAAAGACGGATACGCGCATCGCGGCTTCAAGGTGACGCCGGAGGCCAAGGCGTTCAAGGATGCCGTCGCCATCTTCGCCAGAGGCCGCACCGTGGCTCCGGCCACAAAGAAGGAACGCGATCAAGTGCGCTACAGGGTTGGCGTTCATGTGGTGTTAGGCGCGAAGGCGCGGATGGATTGCGACAACTCCGCAAAGGTGGCGATTGATGCGCTCCAGGCAGCGGGTGTCCTGCACAGCGATGCGAAGGTGATTGAATGCGCGTTGACGATTGACCGCGACGACAGGGCCAATCCACGAACAGAGTTTTTTGTAAGCCGAATGGAGGACAAGTGATAGATAGCATTTGGTGGCTCCGGCTCAGGTTGACATGGGGCCGGATCAAGATGGCCTATTACGTTCGCAAATATGAAGCGGAGGTGCTATCCGCTACCACGTTGCTAGATCGAGTGAAAGCAAAATATCCAGAACTTTTTAAGGAGGATGAGTGAGACAAGACGATTACAGCGGGACGCAGATGCATTGCGTGGTATGCAGGAAGAACATCCCATCAGATCGAAAGTGGGACGCGGTGACTTGCAGTAAGGAATGCACCCTTGAGCGAAAGAAGTACGGACGCAGCCGCCGCGATCATGTGGTATGCCGCTACTGCTACAAGCCCAGCACACCGGAGCAACGCGCATCCTACCAGCAGTGGAGACGCCGACCGCAGAACGCCGAAGAGGAACAACTGTTCCGCCAATGGCGCGAGGATCAGGCGAAAGTTGAGATGGTGGAGACCCGCAGGGCCAACAGGAAAGCGAAGGCGGAAGAAGCCGAAAGCGAGGAGCCGAATGATAGCAGCAATGTTGAACATACACGAGCTTAAGCAGAGCATCTTACTTGTCGTGATCGAGAGCGGCAACCTTCGCCGGATGGAACTTGGCGATCCGGCTACGCTGGAATCGACCAACAACGGAGGCATACTGACGCCACCGCTATACCCGCTAAATTTCAATATGCTGCTGGCATACGAAACGGACGAAAAAAAGCTGTACGAAATGGCGCAAGGCGAAGCCATTGAATTTCTCCGGTATCTGGAGCGAGGACGCAAATTCTACAAAGAGATTGACGGCGTAGAGAACGTTATCAAGATGGAGAGACAGAGAAAACCCGCCGAGGTGAAAGATGTCGAGCGAACGTGAGGCTATGCGGAAGATCCTGCGGGAGAATCCCGAACTGTGTGACGCGCTGGCAAAAGCCCTCTATGAGGGGCGACTGACCAGCATCGAAGATATGCCGGAGGAAGGGGAGGAGTTTATCTTCGTCTGCGGCCCCGACCACGGAGGAGTCGAAGGCTCCAAACAGGTCAAATGCGGGTGCGGAGCGAAGGTTTGGATGTCACCATCCACACAGGAGGCGTGGAAGTCGCGGCAAGCGTTCCCAACGCGCATAGTTTGCCCTATATGCGTTATGAGGGGAGTCAAAGAACCCAAACAATGAGACTAATGCGACGGAAAGACCGGACTAGCGAAGAGAAGCAGGCAGACCGTATAGTAAAAGGCGGTTTGTTACGGCTGGGAGCGGAACCCTCAACCGAAAACACTCCTAAACCCTTCCCGCACTACCTCTTTTGGGGCGTGTTGGGGCGCAAAGGGCAGCGATGCCGTGTTATCAACCCAGATCACACGGCATCCTCCAGAATCCAGGTCGAATTTGAGGATGGCGCTATCGCTGTGATCGACAGGAGAGCCATCCGCCGAATCTAGGAGGCTCTATGCGCTGGTTAGCGTCCTACACCGTCCTTGCAAAGATTGTTGCCGTAGTCTGGATCGGCCTAACCCTGCTCTACAACCACAACGCCGAGTTTCACCACACCATCTACTCCAATTTCAACCATCTCCCCGCTTTAGTCGAAGAAATCATAGAAATCATCGTTATCCCGCTGGCAATCGCCATAGGGCATCAATGGGTGCGGCCAACCGTACATTAAAAATGGCGTATACGCTGGAGATCCGTGGAATAGGTTTTGTCCGAGAAGGCTCACCAGGAGGAATTGTGAAAAGGGCGACCGTTCAGTTTGAAGACGACGCGCTTATTATCGACGGGATGCGCGTGACCTTTGAGGTGATTCCGCAATTCCTCTATGAACTTGCCAACCCCGATCCGCGAAAGTGGTATCGGCTGGAGCGCGTGGGCGACCGATGCATAATCCACGTCAAAATTGACCCCAACGAGTAGAGGCTCCAATGATTGAAGTATTCGTAGTAACGCGGCCAGATTTTGGAAAGCAGTTTTGCGTCTACCGCACATGGGAGGACGTGAAGGATGGAGAATTTGACGGTGCGGAAGACGGCGAAACGATCTACGTCACCATGAAGATGATGACGCCGGAGGAACTTGATGCGCTACCAGACTTCGAGGGTTGGTGAGAGATGCCCGATGCGATTGAACTCCACTGCGGGAAATGTGGAGCAATAAGTCTAGATGGTGAGGTTATATGCAGACAAGGAGGATGCCCATTGATGCCTAAATCCCGTGCCTCATGGGTAATCTTTGACTCCGATGGAAAGGGGCAAATTGGCCGCTGTACCCGCTGCGGCGATATCCTGAAACTTGAGTTGCCCATGAATTTAAAAGCTGCGGTTCTATACATGAGAGCTTTTGTTGAAGATCACTTATATTGCACCGAGGCGTGATGCATTTCAACTGGCGCAAACTACGCGATCCGACGCAGGAGAAAGCCGACAACAAGGCTTGGAGAGCGGAGCTTACTGTGCTAGTGCAGGAAGACGACGAGCTGCGCGAGGACGGGAGGCGGCTATGCAAATTCAATCTTCTCGCACTCTGCTACGTTCTCGGATACTGCCAGATTACCGAGGACGTTCACCATGAAGCCATCGCGTTCTTTCCTGAAAAAGATCCGAACAAATCCGTCGCGCAACTGAGCCAGGGCGAGACCCGGCGCAATTCCCTGCTCTATCCACGCGGGACTTTTAAGACGACGCTCGACGCCGCCAACATCATCCAGTACATCCTTCACTACTTCTTCACCATCGCCATCCTGATCATGTGCGCGTCGAAGCCCCTAGCCTTTGCGCTGGTGGATGAGATATCGGCGCACTTCTACAAGCCCAAAAATCGACCGCCGACCCTGTTCCAAGCCCTGTTCCCTGAGTTGTGCGTTGACGTGGAGCCGGAGAGCGGCAATTTCACCGCAGCGATACGACAGACGGAGCCGACCATCAAGGAGCCGTTGTTGTGGGGAAACTCGATAGGATCGTCAACGACAGGATGGCATCCAGACGTTTTGGTGATCGATGACATCCACGACAACCGCAACTCTGAAACCTACGAGGCGCGGATAAAGATATCGAAGCGATACCGCATGAGTCGCAAGATCCTGAAGCCCACAGGCATCGAACTAAAGATAGGAACCTGCTACGGGCCGGGAGATGTTTTCGCGGAGGAGGTGTTGAACTCGCGCCCAGGCACTTACCGCCGCGTCTACAAACCCGCGATGAGGCTGAAGAGTGGCGAACGGCTCGACCCCAACGGATTCCCCGACGAGGAAGACGTGGAGCTTTTGTTTCCGTCGATCCTGCCATACGACTATCTTCGCGAGGAGTACGAAGGCGGGTATGAATCGTTTATGTCCCAACTGATGCTCGATACCTACGGTTCAGCCGAGGTGGTGTTTTCCGAGATGCAGATGTTGGAGGCGATGATGGATGAGGAGCATTTGCCCGTCGAAGGCGAAATCTTCATTCACTGGAGAATGGAATGCCGCAAGATGCGATGGAAGACGACTAACGGAGCCGTGGGCATTATGCACCGCAATCGCATGACAATCGCGGAGGTTATGCACGGCCACTTCAAACCCTCAGAACTAGCGCGGATGATCGTCACCAGCGCACGGAAGTACGGCCAACACGAAGTCTCCATCGAGGAAAGCCCAGGTGCGCGGCTGATGCAGCCGACCATCAACAACTACGCGCTGACCGTGGGGTGGGATGTTCATATCAACTGGACGCCGTTTGTGGAGGACTCGGGAGAGCGTGACATCTTCATCCGCAACATCGAGGCCGACATCGCATCGTCACGGCTGAACTTCTCCAACGGCATCGTTAAGCTAAAGCCGCTGATTCAAGGATTCGTGCAATACGGAATGATCGATGAGAACGGATTGCCGGATGTGGTCGCGCAAGTGGCCGGGAACCTGCCGCAGTCCATCGCAGCAGAGAACGCCGAGGAAGACAGCGCATGGGAGACGATGCGCGAGCGTGACAAGTACAACATGATTTACGGACGCGGAGCCTATGCCCGACCGGAGCCGGAGCCGGAGGAGATTGCCGTGGAGGAGCCGGGAATTGAAGATGAAACTATGACCTCACAAGGGCTGGAAGTTTGGATTCCAGGTCTGGAGCATTAGCGCGACCTATAGCGATGCTCTTTTTTGATTTTACGAAAAACCTTGCTGTGAATATGGACAGAACCAACATGAAATCCCTTACAAAACTCACAGGCATAGTGCTTCATTTCAACCCCTGTTTTTATCTGAGTGAATTTTGCAGCATCGATGGCTTTTCGTTCTGATGGATAGCGTTTTTTTCGGTTGCAGCTACTCGCGGCGTACTGACTCATATTTCAAACTCTTTACTTATAGATTTAGACAGCGAGAGGATGCGCTCTTTGTCGATGGAACAGCCTAAACGCTGCAAACGTTCAATAAATTCATCCAGCGTCCAATCGTCCTTTGCGCGATTGCAAAAAGCACAACAGGGCAACACATTGTTGGAAACGTACCCATTAGAGGAATCAACTCGATCAATTCCAGAAAAGATTAAAAGGTTGTCGAGGTCAGTGATACGCCTAGCGCCAGAGCCGTTATTAATTGTGATTTTTCGTCCATAGAAGTTGGCCGGGGGTGAAGAACAATAAGCACATGGCAAGCCGGAAATATATTGAAATTGGGGCAGTGTCAATGTGCATGGAACGCCGCGTTTACGAGCGCGATGCCGTAGTTGAGAAAGAAGGCATCGCCACTCCGTATCCAATACTTTGCGCCCAACTCTTTTGCACCCACATCCCCCACTATTACCGCTTTTGAGATTCATGTATGCGACTACACGCTCAGTTTTATCCTTACAATCACAACGAACGAGACAGGCGCGAAATTTAAATTCACCGACCTCTAAGATGCGCTCGTTATCTATGACAGTGTATTGGTCAAAGCGATAACCAATTGGAATCTGATAGCGCAATTTCTTACACTGAGCACATCCACGTTCACCATCACGTTTACGCATCTTGCCGCCACGAATCAGGCGCTCGAATCCGCAATCACAGCGAACCTGATAGTAGTACGACCGATCAGCCCTATCTAGTAGGCGTATTTGGCTCCCAATGATGGTGTTGCTACCCCATCGAGTGCCAATCTCTAACGGAGGAGTCTTAGTTCCACATCGTCGGTCAATTTTTATATAGGATTGGGGAGACGGCACAACATCCTGTTCAAGCAGGTTGGTCATTTTCAGCCCTCCACGGCTGGACTTGATGTGTCGTCATTTTAGCAAAACAAAAGCGAAAGCCTCAATAACCGACTTCCAAACTTTAGTTACACGGTGTACATTACGCCTTATTGCTTTGCCGAAAGCATCGTAAGTCGATGCCAGCTATCACGCGGAAGTGGCCGATGTCCGACCCGAACCCGACTCCCCTAATCGGTTTGAGGCGCAGCGATGGCGACGGCAACGCTGGTATCCGATGGTGTTTGGAGCAGCCCGGTACTCCAACGCGACATCACCACCACGCCAGACCCCGCCATAGATCCGAAGTACACCGATCAAGCCGTTCTCTCAATCGTTGTTCAGGATTTTGAACGCTCCTCCACTTGGCTGAATGATCGGCGGTGGCCGCTGATGTGGACGGAGAGCGATTTACTCTACCAATCGCCACGCAGCCTGAGCGTCTTTGAAGGCTCCTCGGTTACAAGAGCGAACGCTAGTCGATTTACGGTTGCCAAGCAAACCAACAGTATCGCGCCTCAAATTGCGGGGGCAGTCTTCTCCGACGCTACGCCGTTCGAGATCCGGCCCCGGCCCTCGGTGAAGCAGGACACGGCGCGAGCGTGGAAGGAGCTGATTGCGGAACTGATTGACGACATCCACATGAAGCAGGAAGCCAGCTATGGCATACAGGGGATGGTGAATCAGGGAACCGTAATCTTCATGGGTGGATGGGAGACCATAACCCGCGTCGAGAGCCGCTACCAGAGGAAACAAGCCCCGGCCCAGGTGAATATGCCGTTGGGCGATCCGATGACGGTATTTACCAAACAGTCGGATGAGTTCCAGGTTGTCGATGTGGAGATAACCAAAAATCGGCCGATTTTTGAAAAATGCGAACTGGGTACGGTTTTTGTCGATCCAACATGGAACAGCCCCAATCAAATTTGGAAGGCGCGATTTATCATCCGCCGCCGTTACGTCAATTACGACGACCTGACCAAACTCCGCGACAACCCCAGCTATGACATCCCATCGGATGATGTTCTCCGCGCCATCTTCAGGCCCGACAGCACCGAGCAGACCGAAGGCATCGACGGCGCGGAAGAGGCGATGCTATCGAACTCCAGCATTCACCATGCCGCGCGGGAAGACTTCGACTATTCCGAAGATCCGCTATTGCAGCCGATGGAGATTTTGGAATGGTGGAGCGAGACCGATGTGCGCGTTGTCCTGCAAAAGAAAGTTGTTCTCCGCAACGGCCCCCACCGGATGCCGGACAAGCCGTTTTTCGCCGCGAACTACTGGGACATCGACAACGCCGGGTATGGCATAGGCGTAGGCCGCATCGCCGGAGCCGACCAGCGCATTGAACAGGGCATGTTAAACGCCATCCTCGATATTTTGGCGTATGCCGTGAATCCCGAATACACGATTTTGCGTGGCGCGCAGGTGCCTACGCAGGATCAGCGGAGGAGGCTAGGCGGCATCCGCGTTGTGGATGGACCGGATGCCAGCCGCGCCATCTCACTTGTGCCGCAACCGCAAGTGCCAGCGGACGCATGGCGAGCGATTCAAGCCGCCATCTCAAGTTCCGAAGGCGCGACCGGAGCGGACCAAGCCAGTGTGCAAGGTACTCTCCCCGGTAGAGGCTCCAGCATTGGACGCTCCGGTACTGGAGCCGGAATGATAAGTGCCGCATCCAGCGGACGACTACAAAGCCCCGTCGAACGATTTATCGACGGGGTTTTTATTCCCTACCTGAAATTCCTGTGGGCGATGGTGAAGGAGTTTATGCCCATATCGGAAATCCGCGCGATCCTTGGCGACCGTGCAGAGGATTTAGTAGTGGACTTTGGCGACTTCATGGAGGCTCCGGTTAAGTTCGACACGTTGGCCGGAACCCGGCTCGCAGCGCGGAACCGCATGGCGCAAGCCCTTCCCTTCTTACTCGAAGTGCTAGGCAATCAGGCTTTGGTGCAGCAGCTTGGACAAACAGGCTGGAAGGTAAACGCGCTGGAGCTGGTGAACATGGTGCTCGACATGAGCGAGTGGAAGAACCAGAAAGATTTAATCGTGCAGATGACGCCGCAGGAACAGCAAATGATGATGGCGCAGAACCCCGGCGTAGTCAAGGCCCAGGCAGCGAGCGCAGCACAACAGCAGGATCAACAATTCCAGATGGCTTTGGAAGACAAAAAGATTGCCGGACGTATCGCCGTCGATGCCGTGGACAAGACGCACAAAACGGTTATCGAATCGCCGCTGGAACGCGCGGCCAGCTTTGCCGAGCGCACCGCCGACACTCACGCGATTAACTCCAGCCAGTATTTCGGCCCGTCTGGAGGTGGACAGTGAGAATGTTTTACAAAATCGCGACACAGTTTTACCCCGATGGAGGACATGATGAAACCCGACCCTAAATACGATCCCAACCAGACCGCCGAACCGAAGAAGAAGGATGACGAGGAGAAGAAGAAAAAGCCGGAGGACGAAGACGAGGAAGAGGAAGAGACCGAGCAGAGACAGGAGCAAAACGCGTGATGAGATGCGAGCTTAACGACTGGGTGGGATACGAAAAACGGCGCGACGAAATCAACGCCGCGATTCTCGGTGAGCTTGCGACGGAAGGCAAGACCCACACAGAACTCGCAATCAAACTGCGTTTAATCGGCGTGGGAGATGCACGGTCGGACGAACCCGCAGAACTCGCCTATAGCTCCACAGGCGCGATCCTTCGCAGCGCCCTTAACTGGCTTCGCTGGACGGGCAGAATCTACGACTCATGGGACACGGCGACCGACCGCAACTATGCCAAGCCGTTCCGCTATTTTAGGCACTCAGAGGCAGCATGAACGAGATCCGCACAGAACGACGATTCGGAGTGACCGCAGAGCTGAAGCCTGTACAGCGGATGCGGTTGGCATCGCTCTACAACAGCGATGTTTGGCCGGATGCGTTGGATGTGATGGAGCAATGCTGTATCGAAATCGAGACCGAGCTTTTGAACACGTCAGTTTCCGAAAAGGCCGCAGTGTTGGCGAGACATCAATCGGCGCAAAATGCATGGAAAATCTTCACCCATTTTCAGGAAAAAATTAAGACTGAAACCTTCCTCTATCTGGAAAGTGTTGCACCTAAAACCCCTGTACCGGAGATGTCGGCAGCAGAGAAATGGGCCGAGAACGTTCTCGATCCACTGAAAACTCCGCCGACAGATGAAGACTACATGGGCATCTAGCACCACCGGAGAAGACATTATGCAATCCAGATGGCTAAACGATAAGCAGCCCGACGAAAACGGTGATATCACCGCAGTTGTAGAAAACCAGGATGGCAGCCCCGTATCAGTCTTCAAGGGTAAGACGATTGATGACGTTGCCGAAAAACTGCTTATTGGCCAAACCCAGGCCAATCGAGAAATATCCCGGCTCTTTAAGAAACTCCGTCCCGACAACGGAAGGAAAACGCTGACGGCGCGGAGCAAGGTGTTAACCGCAGATGATAAATTTCGTCTCGCCTCAGAGATGAGCGACCCCGAAAAAGTTGTAGGCGCAGTACAGGAAATCGTGAACTCCACGACCAAGGTTCCGCTGGAGGACATAGCAGAGAGAGCCTTAGAAGACGATAAAAAGCAATCGGATGAATTTATCCGCACCGAGGCTTTTGCGTTCCGCGATGAGGTTCCCGAATACTATCCCACCGACAAGAATATGTATGCCCTGTTCGATGAACTGAAAGCCAACGGTTGGCCCATCACCCGCAACAATCTCGCTATCGCGTATAGCACCCTTAAGGAGCGTGGTGACATGGAGCCGTGGCCAATAGAAGGAGCAGCACCGCGCACGTCCGAATCCGACCCTGAAGAAGGCGGAAGCAGCAGCAACAACGCACCAGCAGAAGCCGTACCACCCGCACCAGCGAACGGAAAGCCGGAGCCAACGCCGCCCCCCTCTCCTAGACCTAGAAGCATTGCGACGGGATTACGCAACTCGGATGCATCCGCGCTTCCACCCCCGCCGCCTCGTAAAAAGCAGTACACACGAGCCGAGATAGAGCTGATGTCTAGGACGGAATTTACTCGAAGACTGCAAGAGGAACCGGGCTTTAGGCAGCAGGTCGATGCTATGGGTTCGTGATCTTTCCCGCAGGGGGATAGGTCATGCGATCAACTACGGTTGCAGCCGAACGCGGCAGAGCGTTCTTTCGTAAATACGTCGTCCCGTTTATCGAGTTTGTGTGCGCCCTTGGCGGCTCCGCATACTTCTATACGGGCAACGTGGGCAAGGTTCATGCTCACGGCGCGTTGTGTGTCGGCGTCAGTCCGGCGTCGAACCTCACAACTAATTTGCCTCAGTCCGTAGTGACAACCTACGACAAAATTTTCGTTGAAAATTTAAAAGCTGAGACCCCCTGGGTCAGATGCACGTCCCGACGTGCCATCGATGAGAACGCAGGTAATCGGCTGGTTCTGTATATGTACCAGAATTTACCCGCGCCACCTCTCACCCAGGCGCCCGAAGGAACGATCCAAACAGGCTTGACTGCGACCGTAGTTTCCAACACGTCAATAATGGGAAATTATGCCGACTACATGAACATAAGTACGTACGCTCTCCAGACGGCAATCGACCCCGCTTTGGAGGCACTTGGCGTACAGATGGCGTATCGCATGGCCCAAATTATAAACCTCATCCTCCAGAACACGGCGGATGGTGCGGCCATTGTCGATCCGTCAACCCTGATAGAGAAACCCGCCGCCGATCCGATGACCTCAGATGATGTCATTATCGCGTCGCAATCTCTCACAGGCGTCAATGCCCTTCCCTTTGAGGATGGACGCTTCACCGGAGTAATCCACCCTCACATAGTTGGCGATATTCTCCTCGACAAGACCAACAACTCTTTAACGGATGTGCTGAAGCGCACAACGCAGGGCAACGAGCGGTTGATGAATCTCCCGTCAACCGATGGCCAGACCGTTCCCCTGATCGACTGGGGAGGCGTGAGCTTCTTCCAGAGCACACTCGTCCACCAAACCCCCAACTACGACACCACGACATTCACGGCGTTGCGAACCTACGTTGTAGGCCGCGACGGTTTGATTGGAGTCTCTTTCGGAGCGCGGGAGAACACGCAAATAGGTAACGGTGATTGGCGCAATTTAGCGATATGGGTACGGAGGTTAAGCGAGCCGAGCGGTTACGATCCGTCAAAAATGATTGGCGGGTTCGCTAGCTATAACTGCATGTATACGGCAACCCTTCCACCCGATCCGGTACAGCGCATCCGCATGATCGATGCGGTATCCGCCATCACCTAAAGCTGGAGGCCGCTTTTCGAGCAAACGGCAGGGACGGGCTTTGCCCCCCGTCCCACTCCACCCTCAACCGAACGGAAGGAGACCGAGATGGCCGAACGATTGGATAAGAAGCAAATCAACGACGAGCTGGAGCAGCTACAGCTTGAAGAGTCGAGAGAGCGCGTGGCGCAGATCCGGCGTCTACACGCAGCGCGGGAAAACCGGATGAGGACGCGACAGACGGCGTTGGAGAAGAACAACGCCATCCAGAAAGCGTCAGAGGAAGGTTGCGCCCACCGCAAAGGCGGCAAGGGTAAAGAGATGTGGTTCAGCGGCAACGATCATAACCACTCCGTAGTGAAACACATTCTCAGCCACGGCCCGATGATCGTCCTTTGCCAACGTTGCAGCAAACTCTGGCAACCGCCGCCGATAGAACTCCGCAGCGGAACCTCCGAAGAGAGGCGCGAATACAAACGCCTCTATGCCGAGTATCAAGTCGCCGTCAATATGCCCACCGACAACGAGACCAGTGGAGCGCGTCTCTTTGAATTTACCCAACAGGTCGCCTAACCCAAAAAAGTCCGTAGCAGAAAGCGAGATCCGACATGACCGCAGACGAAGTAAAAGCCCCCGCCAGAGAACAGCGCGGAGCAGGTTCAGGCGAGAACGCCGTAGCCTATCGCAGCCGCCGCAGCAAAGACGATCCAGCCCAGGCGAACGACCTCAACAAAATGGTGCAGGAAGCGCAAGCGGAAGCGGTAAAGAACAATCAGAAGTTCGCCAACGATACCGAGAAGGAACTAGAGCGAACCGCACCGGAGCTGCCAGAGCCGGGAGAGGTTACGGAGTATCCCGAAGGCGATCCCGACAAAGGCGCACTGGACCTCAGTACGCAAACCCCGCAGCTTATAGCCCAGCGCGACCGTCGCGCTTACCTGATACGTCAGGCCGAGCGCAACGAAGCCGCCAATGACCAACTCAACGCCATACAGGTAGCGCAGAACAGACGCGTAGCCGCCTTACCGAGTCTGTTGCAAGATCCCGACTACCTACGCGAAGTCTCGATGCAAACCGCACAGGCCGCGCTGATGACGCATGATCCCGAAAATCTGCGGCAAAGACGCGAAGAAGCTGCGGAGCTACAGAAACGGCGCACGGCCCAGGCAGAAAAGGAAAACAAGCAAAATCAGGCCGCAGCGAAGTAGCGGAGGTGTGAAGTGGGCAACAGCACGATCACGCTGCAAGCCGTGATGGATGGGGTCTCTGCCATCGGAGACCTCAATCCAATTTTTAATAACACCGGAGGCTTCGCGGACGAACCCGCTTTGACCATCGCTAACGATGTGATGAGCGAGTTTATCTCCGTCCGTTTTCCGTGGAAGTGGAACCGAATCAAAATTCCACCCTTCCCGCTGACCAGCTACCAGCAAGACTATGCAATGAATCTCTACAACATCGGATGGGTAGAGAATGGCCGTCGCGTCGATATCAACAACAGCACCGTTCCCCCGCCCGATGCACCTGTTTTCGCTGTGCGCGACTTAGCCGAATCGAGCGCGTTGGGAGGTTGGCCGTTTCAATACTGCTGGCATTACAACCGCCTGCTGGAACAGCATCTATGGCCAGGGCCGGGTGTTGTCTATACCGATCCGATTGGAACCTTTCTCCCCAATCCGCAAAACCCCTATACCAACATTCTCGACGTGTACGGCAACATCCTTGTATTGGTCGAATGGGGTACGACCGGACTAGTCGAACCCGTAGCCGTCTATCCGCCGATTGATCCCACAGACCCGAACTCGCCTCCAGACTTCGACGCCGACATTAGCGGCCAAATCATTCCAGATGGAACATGCGCGTGGATGGTTGTCGCGCCCAACGCCCAGGGCATCCGTATCAATCCGCGACCACCGCAGACGGGCAACGTCTGGCTGATGCGCCTCTACGCACAGAAGAGTGCGCCCACCTTCACCTCCATGCAGCAAAAGCTAGATCCGATCCCCGACGATCACGCGAAATGGTTCCGCGACGGATGCGTTGCCTACTCCCACCGCTACAGCACCAACCCCGTAGTCAAGCAACGATTCGAGCCGATGAAGGCGGATTGGATAAACGCCGTCGATGCCGCCGCGCGGCAGAACGACCGCGAAGACGAGAGCAAAGGATTTTTCCCCGACCGTGGCGTTATGGCTCCCATGCAATCGTGGGATACCGGGCCTATCCCCTATCGATGGGGGTGGAGATGAAACGCCTATGGTGGCTGACTAAAGACGGGGATAGGACATGCCTCAGTTTGTATGAAAGGCATTATTCATGCCGACAGTACAGAGATGGCAGAGTACGACGTTTGTTTGTCGGCCCCGGCGAAAAAGTAATTCTCCGCACATGGGAGGGAGACGCTTGTTTCGCGTGGAGGGATTTTATCGATGATAGCGACCAAGCTGGAATCAGTTGCAGTTTCTTTCGTAATGAATCAGCTTTCGTCAGTTCAGAACTCATTCGACAGGCGGATGAAATTGCTGACTGCCTATGGCCTAATCGCAGGCACTATACCCAAGTCGATGCGGCAAAAATCAGGTCAACGAATCCTGGCTTTTGCTTCATCGCAGCGGGTTGGAAAAGGTGCGGAGTAACTAAGGGCGGTCTCGTAGTCCTAGAACGGGAGGCCGCATGAGCGTCACACGCAATCTGCAAGCGAGTGCGTTGTTTTCGATGCCGTTTCTTGGCTATCAGCCAGTGAACATATCGAACAGCGAACCCGCCGTCACCGCCGCCAACCTCACCAAACAAACCATCCTTGGCCCACCGTTCAAATGGAATTACAACCGTGGTGAATTTACGTTTCCGACCGAGCCGCAGGACCAGGATTATTACCTTCCCCTAACCGACTTCGGATTTCTGGAGCGGGTGACGCTGACCGACAGCAAAGGCGTGGTGAAAGAGATTGAGATAGTGCAGAGCCTTTCCGCCGAGAGCGTACAGAAAAGACCCGGCAGCATCGCCGCGAACGTGATGGACGAGAGCGGAGGCGTGACGTTCCGATTGAACGCGATTCCGCCGATAGGTGAGACCTACCAGATAGACGGCTTCTATCAGAAGGCTCCAGTGCTGATGTCGTCGATGGCGAACACATGGGGCCCGATCCCCGATCATCACGCCTTTATCTACGACTGGGGCTTTCTCTCCTTCGTCAGCCTGCTTACGAAAGACGCTCGATTCCCCATCTTTGGCCAGCGATTTACAGCCCATTTGCTAGGCGCACAGGAAGGCTTGACCGCGCTTGAACGCAACATCTTCCTTGGCAACTGGCTCCAGGTTATGACGGCACAGGAACGCGCACAGCTTACGACGCAACAAGGCGTCACCGCGAGGCAACAGTAAATGGCGAACGCGATCCAACAGGCCGGAGGCGCAGCAGAGCCTAGTAGCTTCGCGCCACTCCACACCAATCGCATGTTCACCGGATTGTGGACGAACCGCAATCCACTCAGCGATGCGTCGGTTTCGACCAACATGGAGAAGTATGGACTTGGCCTGCAAGACTCCATCATCGCCGGACTCAACACCGAGCTATCGTCACAGCTCACCCTGAGACGGAGACGCGGAACCAGCGTTTACAACGCTCTAAGTTTTCCGCCGATCAATCGTTTTTACCCGTTCAATACCTTCACTCTGACCAGTGAACTTATCCGCGTGATGGCTGATACGGGCATGGGAGGAGGCGTTGTTTACGACGCGACAGGCGCGACCTCAACGACGCCGGACACGAAGAACGCAATATGGACGAAATCCGCCGGAGCAGGGCCGACCTTTTTTCTCGGTCTCGGAAACACGCTCTACTTCACCAATGGCGTAGACAACAAGCAATGGGTTTATAACCCGGCCACAGGCACAGGCCCGGTTTACAACTGGGGTATCGTCGCGCCGACGACAGCGCCGAACGTATCGCAGGTTCCGCGACCGAATCCGTATCCCGCATGGGCCGGGAGTACGGGACATGCGGCATGGATACCGATGTCTGATGGAGTGCATTTTTTTAACTATCTGGTACTCATCGACCCGAACAACAACATACAGGCGTGGGGCTATCAACTCAACAACGCTCCACCGTTGCTACAGGTGAAGACTGGGGTACTTGGAACATCGGCATCGTTGCCGTGGAGCACTGTGCTAAACGGTACGACACTCGACGGAACAGTGTCATGGACGAACCTTGGAACAAAACTCCGACAGCCGGGCTTTGGCTATGCCGCAGGGCAAATAATAAGCGTTCCAATCGCTAACCCAGCCGGGACACCAGACCAGCTATTTGTGTCGATCACCGGAGGCAATGCAGGAGGAGGCACAATAACAAGTTGGCCGATAGGCTTAGGCCAGCAGATAAGCGATGGAACCAACGGCCTGATATGGCAGAACGCAGGGCCAGCGTTGAACTGGAGCAGTATCGGCAGCACAACAGCAGGCGTTTCGGTGACGACGCAACCGCACATCGTAGATCCGAACGGCTATCTTCAGACCGTAAACCAGCAGGGCAAAACAGCAACCTCGCCTCCGGCAACATGGGTGCAACAGACAGGCGCACTCACGACAGACGGAACAATGATATGGCTGAACTCCGGCCCTTACGCCGTACCGGGAACAGCACCCATTCAATACGGCTATGCCTACAAAAACGCCAGTGGCGACATAAGCAACATGAGTCCGGCATCTGTTCCGATCACCGTTATTCAAGGCAACCAAGTAACCGTATCGGGAGCAGGTTCTACCGATCCCCAGGTAACGACCGTCTACATCTACCGCACCGCGCAAGGCGGATCAACGTTTCTCTATCTGGATCAAGTTCCAAACCCAGCCGGAGCAACGTGGACATATACCGATAACACACCGGACAGCGGTTTGAACGTGACAATTCAGGCACAGGTTAACGGAGAAGGTACGCCGCTGCCAGCCGGAGCTACCTGCATGGCCTACCATCTGCAACGCTTCTTCGTTGCCGTGGGCAATGTGACGTATGTATCGAGCGGACCCGATGCCATCGCCAGCACCAGCAGCGGAAACGCGGGATTCAATACCGTCTTTACATCGCAATCGAAGATCATCCGCTATTGGGTTTCGCCGCTAGGTCTCGTCATTCTGACCGTGCGCGACAGCTACATCATCCTTGGCACCGGAACCGCCGACGATCCCCTGTACCAGACCACCTTTATCGATGGCATCCCGCTACTGCATTACGACGCTTTCACCACTCATCTGACCACGCCCTACATGCTGACAGGGACCAACATGCTTATCGCAATGGACCCTTCAGCCGGGATTACGGAGGTTGGATTCCCCATTGCCGACCGTCTGGAAGAGGAGTTTAACGCGGCCACCGCATACGTCACCTACCACTCGCAATCGAGCAAAGAGAACGCCCTTTATGTCGATGACGGGATAGGTTCATGGTATCGAATGAGCGCCACAACCGCGCCCGAAACGGGCCTGAATTGGTCGCCAAAAGCGACCCTTGGGATACCGTCCAGCGCCGTCCAATCGGTCGAAGTTTTGCCGGGAACCAACCGTCTTTTGATAGGTCCACCACCCCAAGGCGGACAGATAAGAATGCGCGATTTAACCGTCAATACAGATACGGGTACGCCCTTCTCTTGTCACACAACTTTTGGCTCGATTGTGTTAGCTCACCCAGGCGAATTAGCCGCCCTCGCGTTCATCACTTTAGAGGCTAAAAAGATCGGTTCCCGCGCGGCATTATCCGTGCTTTTGGGAGAGATTTACAGCACCCCAACATCCCCCTTTGAACCCCTTGGAAGAACCCGGCAAGACCCCCCGAATTTACCTCCCAGCGACACCCTTTACAGCGACCGATATCACTTCTTGCAGAGCCAGAATCCGGCATGGTGCAGACACTTCCAAATGGACATCGCATGGCCAGCCGAAGACGCTGCAAACGAGTTGCTAACCTTCACCGTTTTTGGTCAGACGTGGAGCGAGTACAGGAGTCAATAATGCCCAGCATAAAAGCATCCTCAAATCCGAGCATGAACGGGTGGCAACCGAACCCACCAAAGACGGATGCGCCGGACCTCCAGCAGCCGGATAAACCGAGTGAACCGCCAGCCGCAGGAGGCTATCCGAATATGAGTCCGTTCATGCTCGCATCGATGCCCCTGATGGCATCCACCAACGACGCACTTACACAGTTTTATGGGAACTGGAGCATCCCGCAGTTCAGGACCGTCCCGGTTCAGCATGGGGGGAACTCCTAATGACCAGCCAACACTTCCATTTTGATGAATACGTAGTCAGGCCCATGAACGAGGGCGACCGCGCTTATCTGGAGTCTCTTATAGAGGCAGACGCCTACCACAAGGGCCGGATGACGGCTGATTACTTCCTTAAGTTGGTGCCGGGAGAGGATGCGTGGGCCTTGGAGGACTTGCAGGGCAACGTGGAACTCTATTTCAAGACCCAGGTTGCCGTCCGGTTAAGCATCCAGTTTGCCCACTCGAAAACCAGCGAGGAACGGAGCCGAAACCGGACGGCTTTGATGAAGGGTTTTGCGTGGATTGAATCGATGTTCCGGCAAAACCGTTTCCGGCAGATCATTTTTGACACCGCCGGGCCGGAACTGACCGCCTTTGCCAAAAGACGGCTTGGCTTCAGGACGAGCCAGCAGGAACTTCTACGAGAGATAACCCCACTTATGCCTGTCGGACGCCACACAGAGGATTGGGAAGCGTTGCCACAGCCTACAAGGGGGAGAGGGGGAGTGCCATGTGCGGCTCAAATCAGCAGCAGACAGACATAACGAATGAGCAGCAGGAGTTTTATCAGAACCTCACCCAGCAATACAGCACCATCTTTGGGGAGAATCAGGCCATCACCGGAGCCTTGACCTCTGCCTTTACCCCGATCCTTCAGGCAGGCCCAAGCCAGACCGGATTCTCGCCTTCCGAGGAGAACGCTTTACAAACTCAAAATACCGAGAACGTGGCGACCGACTATGCACAGGCTCAGAAAGCAACCGCAGACGTTCTTGCAGCTCGCGGAGGCGGCAATACGCTCTTACCTTCAAGCGTTGATTCCACCCTTCTCGCGCAAAATGCGAACCAAGCCGCAGCGCAAAGGGCGGCGGGTCAAAACACGATTACCCAAGCGAACTACGCGCAAGGGTATTCCAACTGGCAACAGGCGGCGGGGATTCTAGGTTCCACAGCCGGACTTTTGAACCCCACCAGCTACAGCACCAGCGCGACCGGAGCCGGGAGCGCAGCGTCTACATCCGCCTACCAAGTGGCCGAGGCAGCGAACAGCCCTTGGAATGCCGCCTTTGGTGCGTTGGGCAATGTGGCCGGGTTAGCAGCCGGAGGAAAAATTTGCTGGATAGCAGCGGAACTCTATGGCGGATGGTACGACCCGCGCACGGTATTAGTCCGCAAATGGCTGACGGAGAACTTTGAAGGACATTGGTTATTGAACCTCTATATACGGTTTGGTAAACGCGCCGCCGTTATGGTGCGGAAGCATCGTCCGATACGTTGGTTTTTCACCCACGTCTTCAATTATTTTCTGCGGCAAGCAACGGTTTAGCAGGGGGATTTTATGGCAGACACAGCAGCGGCCCCGGCATTGGGAACTCCAGATCCGACCGCGATACCACCCGACATTGCGGCAGTAGCCCCAGCGGGAACCCCGGCAGCGATCCCGGCGACCATAGCCGCACCCGCCGCAGGTACGGACATGCCGACCCCGATGGGAACTACACCGGGAACGACACTCCCGCCAGATCCCGCAACCGATCCCGAAGTTGCAGCCGGAGCTGTCCATCAAAACTGGCTGTCAAAGATCCTCGATACCGTGGGAACAATCCTTGGCGGCGACAAGACGATTGTTGCGACCAAACACCCCGACGGAACGGTAACGGTCGAACACAATCCATCGACTACAGGAGAGAAGTGGGGGCGCATCGCACAGGCAGCACTCGGAGGAGCCGCGCGAGGCATGGCCGCAGGACAAGGCCCAGGGGGAGCAGCAAAAGCCTTTGGCGCGGGAGCCGAGGCCGGAATCCAGATGCCCCAGCAAGCCCTTGACGCGGCCAACAAAGAAGCCGCAGCAATGAACGCACAACAGCTTGCGATTGCTCAGAGAGCACTCCTCAATCAACAAATAACGCGTAATGGATGGGATATTGCACATCTCTCTCGTGACGATCAGCAGAACCAAGCAAGCATCTCCCTAGCCCACGCCAAGACCCTGCAAGACATGGGCGCAATTCCCGTTGCCATGAACGTAAAAAGTGGAACGGAACTTGCGGGATATGGGAAAGCCGACCCTCTGTCTGTCGGAGCGCATGTGGGCGTCAACGGCGACATGATTTACAACGAAGGCGATGGCCAGGGAGGAGTGAACTTCTATCGCATCCCCGCCGATGTAGCCAAGCAGCGAACAAAGACCGATGACCATTGGCTAGAGGTTAAGGTTGATCCCGACCACCCTACACAGACCATAAAGATTGAGCATGTGACCGAAGCCGGACAGGATCTAAACGGCGAACGGCTGACAAAACACATGGCGCAGAATGTGGCCAACGATGCCGCTATCAAACAGGCCCAGCAAGCCAAGGTTGCCGAGCAGGAGGCCAATACCAAAGCGACCGAGGCGCAAGGTAAGCCAGCACTCACCGCAGCAGAGACCCGCAAAGCCAATGCTGAGGCAGCAAAGGCGGGAGCAGAGACCGCTCTTGCCAATAAACAAACCGCAGCAATAGGCGCGAACTATGTACCGGGACAAAACCCCGTACTTGATGACACCGCCGAAGGTCTAGCCAGTGGACGCTATCTCCAATCCACACTTCCCAAGCGCACAGGCAAGGGCCAGCCCACCCCGCAAGAGCAGAACTATGCGGCCAACCTCATATCGCAGCAGAAGTATGGGTTGCCTTACAACCCCACCATCATCGATCAGGAAAATACATTCGCCAAAGCACCCAAGACCCAGGCATATCTGGAAGGCATCGACCGCATGACCGGAGCGCATGGAGACCCCGGCCAGCTAAACCAACTCCTCAACCTTGCACAGGCGGCAGGAATCGGCGGAAATGCCCCGCTCAACGACATCAAGCAAGCGGTAAGAACAAAATTAGGCAGCGCAGCCGCCGACAACTTCGCCACCTTATTGACGGAGACGCAGAGCAACCTTGGAACGCTTATTGGAAATCCTTTGCTAGGCAGTGGCGAATCCGATCAAAAGCTACGAACGGCACAAAGCGCGTTTGGACAAAACCCCACACTCGACAGTTTGCGAGGACAAGTAGCCACGGTTACAGATGTATTGAATCGTTCCCGCGCAAACATGGCAGCAAACAACCGATACATTCAGCAGCGGTACGGCAATCGGCTATCGCCACAGGCAGCACCCGCAGCAACCGGAGGGACAGCTAATCCGGCAAATACGGGAGGAGCAGCAGCAACCGGAGGCGGATCGAATCTACCCACAGGATTTACGCCAGCCACGCCACCAACGGGACAGACGCGGCCAGGATACAGCTACGGCGTAGGGCCACAGGGAAGGGGATGGTATAGGCAATGACGCCAGCGACAACACAACCCGACTTCATCCCCGACACCGCACCGCCGCCAGCAGCTACCAGCGGAGCAGGGAGCAGTCCCGACTTTATCCCCGACTTCATCCCCGACACCGCACCGCCGCCAGCAGCACCGCGACCGGATGAAGTTATGCCGACCGTGGCGCAATCCACTTTGCAGGCAGCGCCACCGGGAACCGTAGTAGAAGGTGCGTGGAAAAAAGTAAAACAGCTCGCAGCGGGATTGATGGACTTGGCGAATGCTCCACTTATCCCAGGACTAGCAACCGATCCGGCAAGAAACACCGCATTGTCTCCAGAGGTGCAAGCTCTAGCGACACACATCCGCCAGAACTCCGCACCAACAACCCCGCAAGAGAAGGCTGGAGGATTCGGCGTCGATGCACTCGCGCTTGCAGATCCGGCCCTATGGGGAGAAGAAGGCGCAACAGCCGGAATGTCCCTAGCGGATCACGTTGCAGCTATCGCCAGAAACCTTAAAACATTAGAAAAAAATCCCGGCCTATTGAACAGGCTAAAAAACATCGCAGTGGATACAGCAGCAGGAGCCACAAATGCAGCCGTGCCAAATGCAACGCTCGCAGCCGTCGAAAGCGGCGGCGATCCCGAAGCGACCGCGCAGGCAGGTCTGACCGGAGCCGCAGTAGGAGGAATTTTAGGAGGTGGAGCATCCGCGTTGCGCGAAGCAGGACAAGCCGCAGTGTCGAAGATCGAAAGCATACTTGCTTCTAGCGCCGCCAACGAAGCAGCTCCATCGAACTTCGCAGCCGGAGCCACCAACACATTGCAACGCGCACTCGACCGCATGGGACTGAGCAGAATTGCCGATCCAGTAGCCGACTATGGGCAAGCGGCAAGCCAACTAGAGCAACATGCAAGTTCCATATATGACGAGGCCGACCGATTGACTGACGGTAAATGGCGAAGCGCAAACGCAGCCGTGCAAGCCGCCAAGGACACAGGCAATGCCGATGCTATCGCCAGAGCGCAATCAAGACTCGATGCACTATCAACAGGCTTCGATGATGCCAACTTTGGGCAAGCCGTAAAAGAGGCAACCGATAGAGCGCGTGACGCCTTCCATGACAAGTTCACATTGGAAAACATTCACGACAGCCTTGTTAAATCTTTCGACTTTGGAACGCCGGAGACCGCAGCGATGCGGGGAAGCGATAACACTTTCACCGGAGCGGATCTTGGCAAACAACTTAAAAATCTGGAGACAAACCCCCAGGTTGGCCGTCAACGAATGGTTGACTTAATGGGAGAGGACGGATTGAACAGCCTCTATGACCTTGCACAGACCGCGAAAAACCCCGCCCAAAATCAACGCCTCATCGATGTATTGAAGGAAATCGCCACCCGCGCACATGCCACCGGATCTAAAGCATCGTGGGCCGGAGGCATGTTGGGCATGTTCTTACCCGCAGGATGGAAGGCAGGAGCCGGAGTGGGATATGGCGCTGGAGCAGCAGCGGGAGCAGCCGACGCCACCGCCGCAAACCTTATGAAGTATGTCGCGACAAAGCCGCGACTCGTGAATCTTGCGAACTACGCAGCCAAGAACAATGTATCCACCCGCTACGCCGCAACGCTGATAGGCGCGGCGATCAGTCACGAGATGGAGCGCGACCAAGCCAGCACAGCACCACCAGCGGCAACGCTACCAGCCGGAGTATGGCGCAGATAAGGCAGAAAGAGGAGGTAACACGATGGCACGGATCACGAGAGCGAAACCGAGAAAGCAGAAAGTTCGCGCAGTTAAACCGGAACCCAACGGCAAGAGCATTGGCGGAACAGGGATGGCGCTGCACAGAGTAGGACTCAAGCCGGGACGCAGGAGAAGCTAATGCCAGAAGCCGGACAGATCTACTCCAACCTGAAACGCGTGACCACCAGCTACGACGAGGAGTTAGCCGTCCAACAGGACGCGATTGATTATTACAACTCGCTTCCCAAAGACGGCGACTCCACGCCGGAGATGGAAGAGATGGTAGATATGGCTTACGCGAGAGCCTACACCGCAGCCGAGGGGAGCCGATGGAAAGGCCAGGAGCGATGGCAGGGCCGGGAGAACATCGAGCGCCGTGTCGTCAACATCATGCACCCGCATGATGTGATGCGGAAGCTACAGAGGGCCGGAGTCGATGCACGGATTGAAGCCCCGGTTTACTACGTCACGATGCCCGACGACAAGACAGGCAAACCCGTACTAGTGAAGAAGCCCCGCGCCGTTGGCCGCATCTGGTTAGGCGATGAAGCCGTACAGGGACGGATCGGCATCTTCGGATGGGTGAACGACGCCAGGACAGAGACCCGCAGAGTGAAGCTTTTGACATCGCTTCAATATCCGTGCGGACCTGAGTGGAGCGTGATGAATTTCAACGAGTGGGACGTGCCGACTTCAGAGAGATATCGAGGCTGGAGGACGGCACTGTTGCAAATGATTCTCAAAGACATCATCACCGAGGAAGAAGTAGACCGCGCCTTCGGCCCAGTTGTGTTGAACCCGGCCAGTGAACTTTACCGACAGCAGCTACAGAGCCACCGCGCCATACGAAGAGGACTAGCGCAATGAAACCTACGGCAATGATGGGACTGATGCTGATGATCGGATGCAGCCCACGCTTACGCGTAGGTTCGCCACAGTTCCAACATGCGCCGGAGCTAATTTGCATCATCGTGATAAACGAGCAGCCCGACAAAATCAGCGCGGAGGTTGCGGAGGCAGCTATCAGCGCGTGTAGAGGAGCCGCCGCAGAGCAGCGGAAGGAACAAGCGGACGCGAAAAAACTATGACGCTAGAAGACATCATCGAGGGCATTCTTGGAAAAGAAGGCGGATACGTTGACCATCCCAACGACCGGGGAGGCTCGACCAACTGGGGCATCACCGAGCGCGTGGCGCGGGAGCATGGCTATCAAGGCCACATGCGCGACCTTCCACGCGACGAAGCTATCCGAATCATCAAGGCCGACTACTGGCATAAGCCGCGATTCGCGGAACTGGCAATCGTCTCCATGCCCATCGCTGTGAAGCTGACCGATATGGGAGTCAATATGGGACCAGCCTTCGGAGCGCGAACGCTGCAACGTTGGCTCAACGCCTTCAATCGAAGAGAGCCGGAACTTGCGGTCGATGGAATCGTAGGGCCACGTACACGCCAAGCCCTTGACATCTTCATCAAGGCGCGAGGTAAAGACGGCGAAGAGGTTTTGCTGAAGGCGATCAATTGCACACAGGGCGAACGCTATCTCGCGATCACCGAGAGCCGCCGCGCCAATGAGAGCTTCATCTTTGGTTGGGTGAAGAACCGGGTGCAGCTATGACGTATGAGAACTACATCAAGGCCCAGCTTGTTCGCTTCTGCGTCGATGAGGCGTACCACGAAGGCTCATCCATCCTTGTGCTCGCCATAGCCCAGGTGCTAAAGAATCGCGTCGATGCAGGTTGGCACGGAGGCGATTGGATGAAGGTGATAGACACCGCGCCGGAGTACGTTGGGACCATCCGCGAAAATCGGCCGCAGATTGAACCGCGTGATGTTCTGTTTCGCAAGATCCTGCTAGGCATCGATGACGTTTACTACGGAACCGCCGACGATGGCGACGTGAACAACGACGAATACAAATCGCTCTACTATGCCGAACTGCACAAAGTTAACAGGCAATGGTTTCTGGACAACGTTGTGAATGACCTTGAAAGCCACCCGCGCATAGCCAAGGTGGGACAGTTTGATTTCTTCGCGTGAGGTGCAGCGATGGCGGGACCGATCACGATAACAGGAACCATCTCAGCAGCAGCCAACGATGCAACGGTGCAGGGAAGCGTGGATGTGATGCTGTGCGGATACGGGAGCCAAGTGCCGCGCGTCAATGGCTTTGCTTTAGTGGGACGCATCACCACAGAAGGCATCCTTGCAAAAACCGATGGAACGTTTGAAATTCAACTCGCGGGGAATGACCAGATTGTTCCGGCAGGCACCTACTACACCGTCACGATCCGAGATGAGAACGGCGACATCGCGCAGGTAAACGCCTATCGCTTTCTCAGCTCCACATCCAGCTACGACCTCAATCTCATCGATCCCTACGACCCCAACCAGCCGCCGCCGCCGTTGCCGCCGCTGATTACCAATCTCCTGCAAATCGTTGCACCCGCCGACGACATGGTATTCGACGGCTCAATCTATATGAGTTTTCAAACCACGCTTCCCGGCGACGTAACCCAGCCCGTCTTTGAAAACATGGTGCCGGGAAATCTCTACACCTTCATCATCATTCAGGACGCGACCGGAGGCCACAATTTTGCGTGGGCAGCGAACGTGTACAACGCCATGCCTGTCAACCCAGCGCCTAACGGGAGATTGATTCAAACCTTTGTAGCGGAGAGCGATGAAAGCCTATGGGCCATCGCAGCGGGAACCTATTGGCCATGACGAGACCAACACAACATATCGTATCGGGCGGAGCCATCTCATTCGATGGCCTGAAGGCCGTTTGCTGGTACATCGCGATGAACTCGGATATTACGGCTTCGCGCGTCACCAACATTGCACCAGGGCAGCTTTACAGCTTTGTCTTTACGCAGAACGCCGCAGGCAACCATAGAATGACGTGGCCGCTGAACTGTATCAACGCGGCAGCGATAAATCCAAAGCCCAACTCTACGACCGTGCAGCATTTTGTGGGACTCACGGGCGGGACTCTATATGCCAACATCCCACCAACCGGAAGTGTGACATGACGCGACACCAGACTTTATTCGAGGGAATTTGTTGGTTCATGTTTGGCCTGTTGCTAATGAGCATTATCGGCAGACTCGCCTATATGTATCGCTAGAAAAGGAGTACACAATGGCCACAGTGACCTCTATAGGCCCAATCGGAGCGCGGCAGATTAACAACAACCTCTATGTGGGACGGAGCGACCTCACCACGATCCAGAGCGCAGTAACCGCAGCCATGGCGATAGGGAGCAGTTGTGTCGTCATCCCAGCCGGGTACACCGGAGCCGATGCCATCTCCGCAATCACCGGAGGCAACGCAGCCGTCTATCTATCCGACCAGCGCGGCACAAGTCCGCAGAATTACACATGGAACGGGGCGAACTATGTCCCGGCAGATTTCGTGCAGGCCCAGGGATTCGTGACAAAGGGAGTGCCGAGTTTGCCCCAAGGGTCAGCAGCGTTTTACTTCAACCCCGCCGGGACCGCCGGAGCTGGGACCGCACACATCGACGTCACAGCAGTTGCAGGAATGGGAATGCCAGCACTCAACATCAACGGCGTACCCTCGGACGGCACCCCCGTTGTAACGTTCATGCGCCTGCAAGCCGCAACATCGGCACCCGGTATCAATGCGGGGGCTCCCGAAGTTGAGATGCCGAGTCAGCTATCGCTATTCAACGGAGGTTTTGATAGTTGGAACGCATGGATAGGAGACTTCTATCTACCCAGCAACAAGGGCATGACGATATGGGCCAGGGCCGACGAGAACGCAATCGACTTCCAGGGCGAGACCATCGGAGGAGCCTACGACCAGACGATACGGCTGAATTATCTTGGCGGAAACGTGCAGATTGGGCCGATCATCTTCAGCGCAATCGGAGACATCGTTGGCGTGGGCGATATAGCCGTGAGCAGCATAGCCGCCGATGACGCTGACTTCGACACATGCGAAGTAAACAACTCGCCAGTACGCACCTTTGCGAACACTCCAGATGGGCCAGGGCAGGGCATGGTGTGGCCACCAGACGGCATACCCGTCTCGCTGGGCGATCACTGGCAGAATCCCTCTATCGATCCCGCCACGCTCGCCACATGGCCAACCGCAGGCATCCCGGTATCGACCGGAAACGGATGGGGTACATCCATCGCACCCGCTAGTCTAGCCACTTATCCAGCCGCAGGTATCCCGGTATCGACAGGTAGCGCGTGGGGAACGCCGATCAATCCCGCCGACCTACCCCGCTTGAGTTTGGCAAATATCTTTACGGGCAGCACACAGACCATGCAGGACATAATTTCTAATTCGATAGAGACGGATGGAACTTCAAATCAGCCAGCGAGGACGGGAGCCAGGCTTGATTTCTTGACGGATCACGCCCGTCACATATCTATCTCCAGTGGAACGACCGCGCCGGGTGGACTGCGATTTATCGGGTTGAAAAGCGACGGCACAGCTTACACCGAATACATGACGCTCGATAGCACCGGAGCTTATCTCACCACCCCCGCAGGAACAGCCTTCAATATCACCGCACCCGCAGGCTTGAATCTCACAGGCCCGTTTACTGCGTCGGGCAATATCGTTGCGAACAGCAGCACAGCCTATCTAGCCAATGCAGCCACACCCAGCGCCGCCCGTGTAGTCGCAGGATTCACAACTCTGGTAAATGGAACCGCGACGGTGACTTTTGCCAAACCGTTTGCAGCCGGACAGGTTTATGTTTTTCTTTCGGTCATCGGAGCGGGTGCAGTAGGAGCGACAACGACCCCGCAGGTTTGGGTATTCGGTGCGAGCAACACAGCGATCACGATTAATGCCTCATCCGCAACCGCGAACAATACCGTGTTCTATACCGTTTATGGCAACCCGTAAAAAAGGAGAAATCGATGAGCGAATTGGAACGGCTAAAGATGGAGAACAACACCCTAAAACTCGCCCTGTTGCAGCAGCAGCTACAACAGGTGCAGAACGAACGCAAAATGCTCATCTATCAGATGGAAGCCACGCACCCCGGTTATGAGTGGGATGAGCAGCATGGATTCGTGCAGAAGGAAGAACTGGAAGAAGTTTTAACCTAGCCAGCGTTATACTTCCCCCGCAGATCAAAACGAGGGACCATATTGGCACAATTCATAGGCGGGATAGCGGTGGGCATCGTCTTTTGTCTCTTAGTTCGTTTCTATATGGCTATCTGGAAAAATCGGTAAACGTGGAGGAACGATGCTAAATGCAACATTCCAACAAAGGTGCGAACTGGCAAGCGAGGAAGGACAACACAGGCTTGAAATCAGTAGAAAGATAGAGGCTTTGCAGCCCGTCGAAATTATCGGCTCGCATTGGATTCACAGACCACCCGAAGACGCCGACGCAACTTTCTACCGCCGTAATGAAGTGGACGAAATTCTGAAAATGATAAAGAAAGCAGGGTAGCCGCCATGTCAACCGTTGTCGATCAAGCTAGAAGCACAGCCCCGCTTGAACTCAAGGACGAACTGCCAGCAATGTTTCTCGGAGAGGGAGAAGATCCCTGCACCGTCACATTGCCAGGAGGCACGAATCTAGGTCTCAGCCTGTTTGAAGTGACCGCGACCGGAGTGGCCAAGCCGTCAGGCCCAGGGATGCTCACACTGACGCTCTATGGCCGCGCCACACTTGCGGGAGCGTCACAGAACCCCGATACATGGCTACCCCTCTCTTCGGCCCCGCCAGAGCCGATAGGAGGGCCAACAGACCTGAAGGAAGCAATGTTTATGATTCAAGCGACCGACCTGTTGGCTTATCCCGGCACAGGCAAGATGCAAGGTACGTTCAAATCGAACGTGGCCAGCAATCCGCAACCCGCCGCCGACCTAATGCATCATCCCGGCGACATCACCGAGGCCGACCCTATCTATGTCTTCGCCGTGGGAGCCAGCTTCAGCCCCAGCGTCGGACGCTCCGGCAAGAGTAGCGGCAGAGTTGCGGACGATTCGCCAACGCTTTGCAGCCTCACTCTTGCCAGTTTCACACTGAGCGCGTAGAACTATCGGCAGCAAGAGTTACTCCAAAAAAAGAGTGTAGCCGGGGTTCAGCGCCCCGGCCTTTTTTTTGCACTTGACACGACTAATAGTTGCTAATAGGTTAGGGGGATATGGAAACCAGAATCATATCGATCCACACCAGCAAAGCACTTGTTGAGCGATTGGATGCAGAAGCGAAATTGCTAGAGCGTAGCCGCAATTGGGTTATTAACGAAGCCATCGAAACGCTTCTGGAACATCACGCCAGCGTGAGGCTAAAAGAACTTGACGAAAGAGTAGCCGCCATGAAGAAGAAGAAAGCAGGGACACGATGACACCAGATGAGCGAATCGATTCCTTAGCAGCCGCAATGAAAGACCTCACCGTAGCACACACCGAAACCGAAAAGATGGTTAGGCGTATGGGCCGCTACGCAATGGTGATTGCTCGCATTCACGAAAACGACCTAGCCGACCATCACCGCCGCTTGCTCGCACTGGAAGAGGATTTTGAAGAGGGAACACTATGAGCGACCAAGCCGCCAATATCATCCTCACCGCATTTGCCAGCCCGGTAGTTTGTTTCGCGGTGTATGTCTTCTGGAAAAGCCACCATTCGATGAAGAAGATTATGCGACGCAACGAAGTAGTGGAGGCGATTAAAGAAAATGGGGAGGTAAGGCGCGCCATCATTGGACTCGTCACCGAGAAGATGAAGGACGACTATTTGTTTCAACAAGCCGTCGTCACCCTTGTCATCGAACAACTCCAGAAGGATTGGAAGTTGGAAAAAGCAGTTATCTCAATAGCAAAGAAGGCTTAAGAAAAATGGCGATGCGAGTAATAGGTTTGAAAGTTCAGGATTTTAAGCGGATACGCGTTATGGATATAACGCCGAACGAGTTTGTAAACCGGATCAGCGGAGCCAACGGCAGCGGCAAGACGAGCGCACTAGACGCCATAGAAGTATGTTTGCGCGGAACCCGCAACGTGCCATCGAAGCCCGTCCGTAAAGGCGCACAGAAATCCATCATCGAGGTTGGCATAGGCAGCGATGGGAAAGCGGAGTGGATTGTCCGCCGCAGCTTCACCGAAGGGGGATCGAAAAACGGATTCCTCACCGTGGAGCCGACAGACGGCAAGAGCCGCCTGCAAGGGCCGCAGGAGTTTCTTAACAAACTCGTCGGACCCAACAGCTTCGACCCGCTGGAGTTTATTCGGATGTCGTCGGACAAGCAGTTTGAAGCACTCTACAAAATTGTGTTGCCGGACGTTGACCCGAAATCGCTGGACATCGAGAAGAACCCCGACTATCTGAAGCGCCGCGAACTGAAGAAGGAGATAAAGGCGCTGGAGACCCGCCGCGATGCGATCCAGATCCCCGACAACCTACCGATGGAGAAACGCGACGAGACCAAGTTACTAAAAGAACTTGGCGAAGTGGGCGAATATAACGCGCGAATCGAACGCGAGAAGCGGCAGCGCGAGGAGATTCAACGCAAGACCGATGAGATGGCCAAGGACGTAGCAGCCAAGGAAGAAAAAATTCAGGAGCTTCGCGCGGAGATTGCGCGGCTACAGGCTGAAGTAAAAGAAGACAAGGCGATCCATGTTGGCACGATGAATACCATCGCCAAGTGGGAGCCGCTTGCAGCACCGAAAGACCCCGCCCACTACACCCAGGCGATCAACGAAGCGCGGATTTTAAATGCAGCGATCGACAGACGTGGCCAGCGCGACGAGCTACAGAAAGAGATTGACGGAATCAGCAAGCGCGTCGATACCATCTCCGATCAGCTAGACGAACTGGAGGCCAAGCAGACCAAGGCCATCGAGGAGGCAAAGTTTCCCATTCCCGGCCTAGCATTCGGCAATGAGGAAGTGATTTTTGAAGGCATCCCGTTTGCCCAGGTATCGAACGCCGACCAGATCCGCGCCAGTGTAGCCATCGGCATGGCCGACAATCCAGAACTTCGCGTTATGCGAATCAAGGATGGTAGCTTGCTCGACGACGCCAGCATGAAAATCATCGCGGATATGTGCGTCAAAGAAGACTTCCAGTTGTTCTGTGAAATCGTGGACACCAGCGGAGACGTTGGAGTGTACTTGGAAGAGGGCGAAGTAAAAGCCGTAAACGATGAGCCGGAGCCACAGCACGGAGGCGACGACACGCCCAAGACGAAGAAGCGCAGCAAGAAAATCACCGCTGGAAAGTAACCACTGCTTCACTTTTTTTAACCTCTGCCATTGGAGAAATAGATGCTTTTTGTTTTTGAGGGATTTATTGCATTGGGCCTTATTGCTTTGGTTTACCTGCTTTATATGGTGCTGTCAGGAGCCGCAAGCGTGAACGAACCGGGTGACATCACAGGAGGAAGGGACACCTAAAATGATGGAAGAGGATTTCGGATTCCGCGAGAGCCTAGAAGAGATGTTGAGCGATCCGAATTACCAGCGCATCAAGCGCGATATTGGGCCGCAGTTTTTTCACCGTGACGGCAAGCCTATCGTCAGCACCGAATTGATGCCTGATTTTTTGCAGTGGGCATTGTTGTTTGAAACCGAAAACAGGACAGTCGCCGTAGATAAAACCATCTACGGCGAACGCCTTTCTACAGTTTTTTTGGGCATGGATCATAGTTTTACCTTTAGCCCAGGCCACAGGCCGATTCTGTTTGAGACGATGTTGTTCGCACCCCGCAACGACGAACTCCGAAAGAAGAAGCGCGACCAGATCCGCAACATGGCCGAAGAAGGTTTTGAAAAAGCGTTGGAGAACTGGCAGGAACTACCGGAGGAGGAGGATATAAAGAAACGCTACCCCCACGATCAGCTGCAAATCCGCTATGCGACCGAACGCGCAGCCAAGGACAAGCACGAGGAACTAAAGTTGCAATGCCTCATCCCGCCCAGGTGGAGGCGTTTTTTGCTGTACACGATTGGAGAAGACGACACATGGGAATAACCACCGAGGACGCCAAGGCGCTGACACAGAGAATGATGGATCAGGCAAAAGATATCCGCTCCAGCTATAAATTCAGCGAAGACGAGAAGATGATACCCGTCGCGTTGATTAACGCCGACGAGTTGACCATAGTGGCGATGAACTGGAACAACGACAAAGAAAAATACCAGATGGCAGCGGCAATAAAAACGATGGCACGGATGCAGAACGCAACGTCCCTAACTTTTGTCACCGATGGCCGCACCGTAAAGAACCCTGATTTCATGCACTATTTTGGGATACCCAAAGACACGCCATACGCAGCCTATGTAAGCATCTATCACCAAATTCTGAGAGACCACGGAGGGAGCGTAAAAGACCTACCGCGTCAACTCTGGCATGACATTCTCATGGTAATGACCAACGGGCCGGAGATTCCGCTAACCGTCCAGGTACAGAACTACATCGAGGGAGAGAACGACACGGTTAAATACGTGGACAGACTCCGAAACCCCGACCGTTTTAAATCCGACCTGCTAACCGATTGGTGGAACTGATATGGGAATGATGAGCGAAGACGAACATCTGGATTGGGCGAAGAAACGCGCATTGGAATATCTTGACGCCGGAGATACCAGAAATGCGTTTACATCGATGATGAGTGACCTAAGTAAACATCCCGATACGAAGCACCATATCGGGATGGAACTAGGAGCGAATTTCATGTTGTTACCGGGATGGATCGACAACCCAACAGAGGTTCGACGCTGGATTGTAGGATTCCGCTAATGCCGTTCCCCGCGACCAAAGCCGACATGCTGGAGGATGGTTACACCTTCGCCGCGATGAAGGTTTGCCCATGCGGAGCGCGGATGGAACTTTGGAACACACCGCGCGGAGCACTGATGCCGATGAACCCGATGGAGACGATGGAGAGCGCCGCCGTTGTTCACTGGGCCACCTGTCCTAAAGCCGAGCAATTCAGGAGAAAAAAGTGAATCCGATCCGAATTTTCTACAGTGAGCTTTCACAACGGTTTTATGCGTCGAGAGCCTACAAGCAAATAAAACCGGGCATTGTAGAAATAACTGGACAGAAATTCGACGTCACGAATGACATCGCGCGTATCGTTCTAAAGCACGATATAGAGTTTACGAAAGTTGAGAAACCAGATGCGAAGCCTTGAGCAAATTATGAATCTAGCCCAGGCCGAGGACTTCACCAAAGCCAACGCCGAGGCCATCGTGAAGGAGCAGGTTGAAGAGATGGTAAGCGTCCTGCACTACCAGCCGGAGGAAGCGCGGAGACTCATCCTGCACAATATCGGCTATTACTGCGGTTACTATCCCGCCGAACTAGCCGACAAGGTTTATGAGATGTTCGACACCGAGCACCCCGTTTTTGGAAAGACGCACCCGACGCCGGAGGAGGCTTTCAGACTGGGGCAGGAGTGGGGGCAACGCGCCAAAGAGAAAGCACAAAAGGAGAACGCGGAGATATGGGGAACGAACGCAAAGGCATAAGCATCGAGGGCATCGTAGCGGCCAGAGACAGACAGCCGTATGTCATTGTGTACTTCAACGGACAGAGAGCGCAGTTATCAATCGCGGATGCGAAGAATGTAGCCTTAGACCTTTTGCAGATGGCATCACGAACAGAAGCCGACGCGATGATCCTTAAATTCTTCGACCGGGCCGAGTTTCCAGCCGGAGCAGCCGCCGCGATCATGCGGGACTTCAGAGACTTTCGCCTAGAGCTGGACGCGGAGCCAGTGGAGAAGTTTACCGAGGAACCGACCGGAGGCGGACAGGTGCAATGAAAATCCAGATGGAACCGACCGAGAATATCGTGAAGATTGACGGAGTGGAATGCCGCCTCTGGAATGCAGTGACAGAAAAAGGTTCGCGGCTATGCGTCTTGGTGCATAGCATCGCAGCACTCCACGGAGAAGTGGACCCCGCCGACCAAAAAGAACTAAACGATCAATTCGAGGAAAGATACCCGCTGGAGATAACCAGAATATGACAGGCACAGAGATGCTTATAAACGTGATGGAGAAATTCGGCCAACATGGAGAGCCGGAAGCCGTCTTAGTTGTGTGGACGGACACCAACGGCGACGTATGCATTAAGACGAACTGCGGCCACACACACACCGTGGGGATGGCCGAATATGCCAAGAACTTCGCGTTGCAGGTGCTATTCCAGCCGGACGAAGAGGAGCCGCCAGCATGAGCGAAAAACTTGAGATGTATGTAATCTATCGCCGCCCCTCAGACCATCCGGCCCCATATGCGATGCGAAAGTGGCACATCGGAGATGAAGGCGCAACGCCGGATGATGAGCTGGCAACAGGGGAAACGCTGGACGAAATCAGAAGCCTAATCCCACATAATTTTGTAAGGTTTGAACGAAGCCCCAGCGATGATCCGGTAATTGTCGAGTCTTGGCTATGAGCTATACATGCCCGAAGTGTGGAGCGACCAGCTACAACCCCAACGATGAGTTTTACGGCTACTGTGGGAACTGTCACCAATTTACAAGAGGGGTTCGCTATGGAGACCAGCGACATCGCAGCAGCAGCTTTACAGCCGGACAAGAGAGGGAAATGCGGATGCAGCCGGACAACGAAGAACCTGAAGCCCAGCCCGAAGTGTCCCAAGTGCAAGGGGAAGGGAATAGTGGAGGCTTGCGAGACGTGCGGAGGCAGCGGATGGAACCCCAGGACGAATCACTCATGCAACTTTTGCAACGGGAACGGCTACCGGACGCCGCCGATCCCAAGCCACTAGAATCGACGCCGGAGTATCCAAGCCGCTTTCGCTTCTACAGCGGAGCACTTGGACTAGGCGCAGCAATGGGGATATCGTGGACAGCCTTTGCATTAGGCCCGTTTGTTCTCCGGTACATCACCAGAGGCCACGCTTTAATAATCCTGTACGGAATGGTAGCGGCCCTATTCGCTGCACAAACATGGATGCTCTATCGATGGCATAAACAACTCAAGGAACGCCGCGCAAAATTGGAGAAATTTTGGGATCAGTATTTCGAGCCGGGTAAAAACCCATTCAAAGGAAAAATCTGATGCGACTAGAGTGCGATCAGTGCAACGGGACCGGAACCGCCAACGGCCACAGATGCCCATGCCGCGAAGAAGACGACAAGGCCCAGGCATTGAGGAGCCGGATGGGGATAGTCAGGAAACCGCCCACAGCCGCGCCAGCGGATGCCGGAGGATACAAACCCACGCCCCAAACGCGCGGAAGCCTTGGCAAGCGTCGCCAAGGCCAAACCGTGCAGGATTAGGACCGGATTAGTCGAGCATTTTACGAGCAAAATTGACGACCGAGACCACAAGCAGAAAAACCAAACCCGCCAGCGACGGATAAAGCCAGAGTTTAAAGAGCATTGAGTCTATTTCTCTCCTTGTTTGCCTGATTCCAGATAGGAGTAGTAAGCATGACACTCGGCACCCCGAACCAAGCCGCAGAGGATACATTTTCCTAATGGATCGACTGAAAAAACATGGGCTTTCTTGCGTAGGGCGATGGTGTAGTCAGGCTTATAAATCTCAGTGGACATTTTTAGCGTCATAATCAAACCTTTCTATTTCCAGGAACATATTCGTTAAGCGCGTTTGCGATCCGCCGCGCCATTGTCTTAGACCGCGTGATTGCCACAGTCTCTTCGCCCTCAATTACGTTGTAGTCGGACGCTACAAAGATGGTGTTTGGCGGATTGTTTGCAGAGAGAAATCCGCCAGCCTCAAGAGCCGCTTCGATGGAAGCGCCAGAGCTGACGAGCCGCGTCCGAGTGAAGACGTGGAACCCGCCAGCGTAGCGGACAATTGCAGGAGCAAACAAACGCGCGTCGCGTAGCACTTGCATACCTTCGCGCCAATCCATAAAACTCCTTCGGGCCGGATAACGCGCCGACCGCGCGGTTATCATTTATGCAAAAAATTCAAAAATCTCCGCATAGCGTGGATCAGTTAGCCAAATTGTTTCGTGCTGGAATTTCATATCACCCCGCATGATGGAGATGAAGCCATAAGCCGTAAACTCCGCGATGTAGGTCCGCCCGTCGTCACCGTCTACGATGCGAGCCATCTTTGCGAAGGTTAGCTTTTTAGGCGCTCCGTCTGTAATGCGGACGGCCCTCTCCCCCCTGCTAGTTTGTTCAATTTGAAAACGAGCCGTTACGCGCTTCGTTCTCCCACTTGGCCAATTCTCGATTGTGGCGGACATGCGTGGATTGCTGTATTTGATGGCTGACATTCGGATATTCCTTTCGCAGGTTGGGGGCTTTCGCCCGTCTATGGTTAGAAAGATGTAGCAGAGAGACCGTTAAGAGTCTTGTGTGGCGTAGGCTGATTGATTACGCGACCGTCAGCCAGGACAGAGAAACCGCAGAACTCCGCAGCTTCTACCGCTTCACGCAGGGATGAGAAAAGCATAGGCGAGCCAATCATGCGATACGGTCGCCCGTCGTCTACAAAGATGAATTGTTCGGTTTGGGGTACAAGGATTAGATTGAGCATTTTGAAATCTCCCGTTAGAAGTTGGGGGCTTTCGCCCGTCTGTAAATAACTATAACTATACTATGCTGCGGAGTCAATGGAGGAACCCGCTTTATTTCGCGCGGATTCCTCAGTGTAATATTCGATGATCGACTTGGCGCAGCGCATCTCACGTGCCGCCGAGCAGATATAACGGCAGGCATTCAACGCATTACGAAGGTTATAAAGCGCACGATGTTCACCACCTAAAAAGGTAGGCCAATTCTCACCCGCAGCGATGCGATGCTTTTGAGCATCGCAAAACTCGCGCACAGCCTCAGAAATTTGAAAGAGCTTAAAGCCGTCAGCATATTCTGGTGCAAGCATCCGATAAGTTGCAGCTCTGGAGCCATCATGCCAATCCCGCAATTCGGTGTAACGTTTGTCGTACTCAAATTTGCGGCCCCCAATTTTCTTCAGTTGCACGGAGAAGTAACGACGCTTTGACCAGTCTTTATCAGATTCCTTGTAGACGACCGATGCAGCAAACGCCAACTCATCCGCATCCGGCCCTTGTGACATTTCGTAATCCGCAGCCTCTACCAACTCCGCGTTTGTGAGCATAGCGGCCCCCAGGGATTGAAGATAGTCCGTTAGTAGATCCCACGTTACCGCGCGATCATTTGAATGTTGAATGGAGCCGTCACCATAGGTTTCAAAGACGAGGAACTTGCGCGAGACTCCGCTTTTAGTGTCCCAGTTAGAAGAGTCGAACTTATAGCCGTATTTGTCGGAATGAGCGATGGATGCAAAAGTGAAGACTGGCATTTGTAAATCTCCTTTGTTGGTTGGGGGCTCTCGCCCGTCTAGTTTTGGAGTGTATCGGCTTTGGACGATACATGCCGCATTAAAGCGGAGACCTTTCGGCCCCCGCTCCCATCTGCGTTAAGCTGCGGCTTTGACTCCTTTCAATTCCGCCATCTTTTCCGCCAGTTGCCAGAGCGCACGATTCAGACGGACATCTTGATCTATACCCTTAACTTCGCGCGTAGTGACCATACGACCGCGCGACCGATTAGTGCCAGGATTACGCGCGGACAGTCCGCCCTTGATTACGTTTTCTTGTACAACGTTCATGGTTCGATATAGGTCTGGAGCTGGACGCGACCAACTGGAGCCGTTCTCCGCGCGATCCGCAGAACGTCGCGGAGTTAAGAGCTGAGCTGCGGTAATCGGAGTCTCGACTTTACCGTCCGGATCGGAGAAGCGGAGAGTGTGGGCAGCTTCAGCAAACGCGTTTTGCTCCCCCGCAGTTAGTTGCAATGCGCTCCAGTTTTCAATCGTTCCAAGCGCTTTCTGCGATTGTCCGATAATTTCAAAGCTACCTTCGATTACTTGGTTAACGATGTTTCCTTTATGGTGGACTGAAATTTCGCCCATGTTGCGCTCACATGCAACTAGACCATTAGTGCAAACAACGCGAAAGATACCAGAGAGCAATTTGTAAGAGGATGTCCCATCGTGAGAATTGATTAAGACAACTTCAGGTACGTTACCGCCTTTAGCAGTTGCCAAAAAATCCGCATGGCGAAATCGAATCATGTGTTTTGTATATTCCGTTTTGCCTTCGATGCGCGACCGTGATTGCACGGCCCTAAATGGAACGAAGCCTTCGCCCATTAGGTCGGAAATAATCTCGGATGTTGGAATGTGAGCGTAACGCGACGACCGTGAAGAATGGGCTTCAGTTGCGAAGGCTGAAGGAACAAGCTGACGGAGAGCATCGATTGTAAGAGCGTTTGAGAATTGCATTTTGTAATCTCCTATTGCTGAAGTTGGGGGCTTTCGCCCGTCTGGTGTTGAACTACTGAATAACTATAACTATACATAACTATACCGCGTGATGCAATACCATTAATCCTTAACCAGTGTTAATTCTTGCTGGAGTGCATTCAGCGCCATACGGATGTTGGAATTAGAGTCTTTTACGATACGCGCGAAGTTTGGCGCTTCAGCTCCTTCAGGCGCTTCAGCTTTCCAGACTCGCGCGAGTAGTGCGGCAGAATCCTTTTGTGTGGCTTGCGAACTGAAGTTGTAGGACTGGCAGCGAGAGATAAATCGATCTTCGAATTTCTCCACGTCATTTGATGTCATTACTATGATTGTGTTGGGAGCTGGTCTCGTTCCATCCATCATAGAGAGCAGGCAATCGCGCGAAGCTTTTGTCATTAAATCCGCTTCATCGATGATTATCATGTGGCAGCGTTTACCCTGCGAAGGCATATAGAAACACGCGCTATAGTGACGCTCCAGTTCCGCTTCAGTGCAATACTTTGACGGAATGTGATGCACGTCAGCGCCAATCTCTTCAGCCATAGCGAATGCAAATGTAGTTTTGCCGATACCGGACGGACCACGAAAAATGTAATAAGAGCTGAAAGGCTTTTTAGCGAGTGCGACCGCTAGACGTTTGGGCTTTTCTAGTCCGACAAATTCCGCCGTAGTTTTGGGTTTATAGATGTCTGTCAGTAGAAGCGAGTCTTGATTGTCTGGAGTGAAGTCGAACATAAGCGTTATTCTCCGCGTTGAAGTTGGGGGCTCTCGCCCGTCTGTAATTGAGAATAGGGAAACGGTCGCAAGATGTCAACTGAAGGCTTGGGAATAGTTGCCAAACCTTATCCAAGCCACCTGCAAACCGTCCGCTAACGGCTGGATGATAGCAGCATGGGACGCGATGCAAGCCACCCGCAAACCGTCCGCAAGCCACCCGCAGA